GTGTACTAGCGTATATCTGTAGATATTAATAGCGCCCTCCCCTATATTATTTATCTCTTGCACTCTTTCTGTTATGACAGGAGGTACATAAGCCTTGTAAGTTATCAGCACTGTACTTAGCTCCTCCCTTATTAATTGTTAATATATGATCGACTACAATAGAACTAACAAATATATTCTTCTTCTCACAATCCTTACATATTGGATCTCTCTGTAGTATCATCAGTCTTAGCTTGCGCCATTGTCTACTGTTATAGAATGTAGCATTACTTCTATCCATTCCACTAAAGGCTTTATCTTTATCCTTAACATAAGTACTTCTAGCCTTAACTGCTAATGTTGTTCTATTTCCTTTAGGTATATTAGGCATCTTCTAACTTATCTAATACCATACTGATTAAGCTCTCCATCTTCTGCTTATAATATTCTTTAAATGTTAACATACTATTCTCTTGTTCATGTAGTAAGTATAAGGCCTCTCTTAGTCTTTGGCTATGGCTCTTACCTTTAATATCCTTTAGCTCTTTGGTAGTATGTTCTATTATATCCTTTTGCTCATCGCTTATATCTCCTGTAGATAATAATAGTAGTACTTCCTTTCTTCTATAATCAAATAGCTCAGCGCACTTAGTAGAGTCTAACTCAGGTGTGCCAAATGTGAGCTTTAGAGTACCATCAGCTCTAGTAGCTATTGCCTCAAGGCCAGCTGGTATTGTAATAGTCATATAATTATAATAAATATATGTATGTTTTGCAGCACTCACGCAGCTTGCTCTCGTACTATACTACTCTTTTAAATTCGAAAAACTGGTTATAAAGTGAGTAGTATTTTATAGTGTTTTTAGTGTGTCAATTAGTGTCATTACATCCTCATTAGATATAACCCCTAACAATCTACCTAATACAATAAGCCCTGTAATGATGTACATTATCATCTTAGGCCAATTAACCTGTCCTGGCTTAGTAAAACCATCTTCTCTAATGTTATTCTGTATTTCTTTGATAACATTACCAAAGGGTAAAGCTGGTACAATACCCTTAACTATTTCTTTAATTAATTTCTTTAGTTTCATGTGTTCTATTGTTTAATAAATAATTTTCAAGTGTTTCAATACATTCATCATAACCTTTGCATACTACTGCATAATAGCCTCTATCTAGTAAATCACTAATCCAATCTTTCTGTAATTGGCTAGGGTAACAATTTTTATTCAATTTAATCTCTATAAATAGGCCAAAATACCCACCTTTAGCTGCTAGTATTTGAAGATCAGGAAAACCAGCGACATACCCTGTAGATTTGGCCTTTTTTCTTTGGCTTATATGCTTCTGGTATTGTCCTCCTAAACTAGCGCAGTATCTTACATAAGGCCATCTATTTTTTATATAATTAACTACAGCTGTTTGTAATTCTGCCTCTGTCTTATGCTCTATAATGGCTGCCCTTAACTTCAATCTCTATGTGTTTTAATATTTCATAAAATTTATGATATAATGCTATACAGCTTGCATACATTCTAGCAGTTTTAGGTATCATTAGCTCATCTAAGCTAACTCTTTCACCTGTTGATCTTCTCTTTTTTAAATCAGCTTGCCAGGACTCAATAGCCTCTTTTCTGTATTGCTTAATATCATCTTTTGAGAGCTTAATATACTTCAAATTCCAAAAGTGATTAAATATAGCATAAGTAGCCCAATCAATCTTAGGCTGTTTCATGGTCTTTCTCTCATCAATGTAGGGTATTATACATTTCTGTAAAAACTCATGCTCTATCGCGCTAATTTCAACCATTGTTGGCTTTTTATGTGCTATACTCAAGCTAGTACTTTTAAAATTCTTTATTTTATTAGCTTTATATGTTTTATATGCAGCTATCACTTTACCCATTGTAATAGAGTCTAGTTTCTGATACATTTCTATTCCTAGCTGACCAGCTACGCCTAATCTAAATGCGTGCTTTATTTCATCTGTGCTAAAATTACTAAAATTTTTTAATATAACCCCATTTAGTACGCTCTCCTCAATCTCATTAAGCTGGTTATCCTTTTTAACATTAAGCAATACATAAAGATAATTAACCAGCTCAATAATCTTTTCAGGGCTTTCTAGGTGTTTTATTCTTTGCTCTCTGTAGTCATTACTATAAACTAACTCCAAAGGCGCGCTTTGTGTCGAAATCGCTAGCTCGTTTTTCATTTTTCTTAGTATTTAAGTTATCTCTTTTTAACCAATTCTTAGCTGTTAGGTATAAGTTTTTGTATTTAGTATTTCCTTTAAAATTCTCAATCTGATCTAAAATATCATTCACCTTTTGTTTATCATACTCATTAACTAATTTATCATAATCATCTAAATTAATTTGTAGGTGTGAGAACTTTCTATATACCCTTTCATTAACATTAACATTTACATTATCATTTACATTAACATTAACATTAGGGGTTTTCTTGGGGTTTTTTAGGGGTTTTTTAGGGGTTTTTGGCCTACCTCCTTTCTTACCTGAGTTAGCACCTTTTAAACCATTTAAATATCTTTTATGATTAGCATCAAGCTGAGGTTTTATAAGGCTAAATAAGGCTTTTTGTACATTATCAAGCTCTAACTCTTTTCTATCTAGCGCATAACTACAAATTGCATAATATAAATCTGCTGCTTGCTCAGTTGTTAGCGTTTTTGTGGCCTCAAAAAAAGACCTATAAAATATAAAAGAATCTCTCATTTTTTTGTATATTTGCAACCTAGTATTTTTTTCATAATCTGGTATTAGTTATTATCTACATTAAGCCCTAGTCTTTACTAGGGTTTTTTGTTATTATAAACTTAACACCATCTATCTCAACAGCCTTAACTACATTATCCTTAATCCATCTGTACACGCTAGTAACAGATACATTCTGATCATGTGCATAGCTCTGAACAGATATTAAATTTTCTGTATCTACTTTCATAATTAAAATGGTAAATCAGTTGTCTCTTTCTTTCCTTTCTTAGCTTTCTTAACTTCCTTGTACTCTGTATTCATTACCCAATCAACAAACACACCAGCAAGCCTTAAAATAGCATCTGCATCATCACGCTTAATACATTCAGCTGCTGCTTTAAGACAGCTCTGTTTAACAATCATTTTCTGTACATCATCGCCTCTATTAGCTTTTTGTACATTGTTAAAATTGCCATCTCTACTAGGTGAGGCTTTAAAATTATATACAGGCTTTATCTTTGGAAATTTAGGCTTTGATGTATCAAATATATAATCTGCTTGAACACCCTCAACAAAGTTGCTCTGCGTAGCGCTAATACTATTATATTCCCCTACATCACCATTTTCCATTTCTACCTCATATTTATAGAATGTTTTACCATTAAAGTCAAATGTTCCATTTGCTTGCACAGACTTTACTATATCATTTTTCTCCATCTTTGTTTAAATTTAAAGTGTTTAATTGATTAATTGTTAAGTTATATGGCGCATAAGTAATATGCTCCCAATTACAGACCTTTACAAGCCTTTTAATATTATTTAATACCTTGTTCATCTCCTACCAATTTAATTAGATCCTGGTTAAGTTTTAAAGCTCTCTGTAAGTTGTTGAGCTGTCCGTTATCATGGCCACCGATTGAAGATATACAGCATACATTAATTAAGCTGATTAATTCGAGCTGCTGGCTGTTTAATTGTTTTAGCATTTTCTTTTTCATAATCAAAAAAATTAAGGAGGCCGAAGCCTCCATTTATATTATAGGTTATCAAATGTAATTGCAAATGGGCGCATTATTGCTTGTGTTCCTAAATCTTTTGCGCTTATTGTCGCTGTTCCGTTATCACCATGTAAAGTTAACTCGAACATATCGCCTGATACACTTCCGTTTTCGTGAAAATCAATATTCCAAAGCAAATCTAAAGTTTTAGATGGTAATAAATTTTCTCTGTTATCGCAGCTCATTAATTGGATTAAATCTTGTGCTAACTCTGTTGCTTGCTCGTTTGATAGATTGTTAATTGTCATAATTTCTAGTTTTTTTAGTGTTTCTACTTGTTTGATGTTGTAAATGTACAACAATAAACTAAACCACCAAACAAATATTAAAAAACTTTTAAAAAAAGATTATTTAGCTCTAATAAATTCGTGCTTGATAACTTGATTCTCAAAGTAAAACCTTAGCCACCATGCGCCTAAAGGCTTAGGAGGTCGGCCTCTCTCTCTGTGGTAATTTTGGCCATCAAGATACTCCTCTTTGTATGTAGGTAGACAAATGTGTTCTTGTTCATCTAGGTAAATCTTGCCTTGTGGATTAACTCTTTCTCTTGGAATTGATATTTGCCAGCTCTCATGTATATGCCCACTAACGCAAATCTGCGCATCAGGTAAATATACTGCTTTTCTGTTAGTTTGTATTACACCTCTAGTAACAGGGCCACCTCCTCCATAACCATGAGTAAAGTTTAATAATACAGGTGTTAGCCTTGAATTTCCTGATGCCTTTTTAAAGCTAAATTTTACATATCCTGTGTATAGCCCTTTAGTAAGCTCTGTGCCATTCTTATAATTTAATGTAGTAACAAAGCGCTCTATTAAATCAGTTTCGTGATGTCTCCTTATAGCGCTCTCATGATTCCCCTCAGCTACTAAAGCAAACATATCAGCATAAGGGCTAAACCAATCAACAGCTGTATTTACTACTGCATCAAGATAATTATCAACCTGATGCTCAGGTCTAAGGTCTGTCTTTGATGATCTTCTATCATATTTACCCTGCATAACACAAAATAAATCTCCAAAATCAAGTATCTTAGCATTTCGCTCTCTAGCCTTGTCTAAATGTGTTTTTTGTAATTTCCAATCTGAATGAGGATTATCCCAATGTCTATCAGAAGATAAAAGATACCATTGCTCAAAACCAGCTTTATACTCATGGTCAATGTGTAATACTTGTGGACTTATTCTTTTTATTTTAGGCATTGTCTAATATGATTAAATTAAAGCCATCAGGAGCAACCTCTAAAAGATGCTTCATAGTTCTGCGGCTATGAGTAATATCACACTCCCCATCCTTATTAATATCATAGAATTTATAGCCGACTGCAATACATCCTTTCAGCTGTGTATAGTAATTAGCTGGATGAATCAAGATATAATCTCTATTTTCTACATTCTCAACAAGGTAATGATTAGCATATTTTTCTGATGATCTAGGCTTAACATTATATTCGCCTGTAGGTATGCAGCTAGTATTTCTTCTATTATTATTATCAGGAAGCTCTAAGGTACAACACTCATACTCCATATCTAAACCATCAAATATAAATAATCGCCCTAGCGTTTGCTTTCTATTTTCGTTTAGTCTTATGAGTACTGCTCTTTTCATTTATATAATTTTTTCTTAATATCTTTTATATCTTCCTTTATTTCAATCAAGTCTTGTTTTGTTGTTGCTATAGTTTGCAAAATCAAATCATTCTGCATATCAAATTCAACGCGAGTTACTTCAGGCTGAATAGGTACAGGTAGCTTTTTAGCTTCTTCTATATCTTTTTGCAATACAATATACTCTCCTACGAGCAACGCAATAATGCCTCCTATAGTTAATAAATTTCTAAGGCTTATATTAAACGTTTGATCTTCCATTTTTAAACTGCTTCTATTGTTAATTTAGCTCCGTAAATTTTATCTGTGCTACCAAAGTTAAACTCTAAAATAATATATTTTCCTAGTATGCTAGTCCAGGGGCTTGATAAGGTTAATTCTGTGTTTGAATTACCCGTATCAATGCTACTTGTACCACTTCCCGTAGCGCTTCCCTCTAAAACTGTAAAACCACGAGCAGTATCAGAATAAATATTAACTTTAGTTAGCTTGTAATTTTCTGGAATAAAAGAGGTTGCGTAAACGTGTGAGCGGCTAACATACGAGCTAGGTTGTACACTTGCCATTTCATCTCTAGAATACATTGAGATAGAGCCTGAGCTAGTTACAACAAACTCATCAGGCTTAATATAAATAGCTGTAGTAGTTACACCTTTGTATAAATTAGGGGTTGGTGTTATTACATTTGTAAAATCATATAATAAAGGGCTTAATACTGAGCCTATAGGATAAGATATATTAAGTGTAAACGAAGATAAATCTATTTGTGTATCTGAAGTTGTTGAATCCCCTGCTGCTGTTAATACAAGTGGATGCGATCCATTTGGGTAAGTTAAAACTAATTTTTGACCATTATATATTTTACCTTTACTAGCTGCAGTTAATGTTACTTTTGTATATGTTGTACCATTATTTATATCAGAACTAATTTTACCATAACTATTATCATTAAGTAAACCTCTACCCACCACACTTATATCAGTATCGTACTGCTCACTTTCATTAAAAGGGTCTTGTGGGGTAGGGCCGTTAGGAGTGTTTTCTTCGGTTATATTTGTAGTAATTGAGTTTACTTTATACCATTCGCCACTTAGTATTTCTGATTGAGCCTTAAAAGTACCCCCTAAAAATTGATAATATTTAAAAGACCCATCATTATTAATAGAATACTTAACTAGCCTAAGCGGAGATATGTTTGCACTTTGTATCTCAGCTTGTAATATTTCTAATGGTTCTATTTGAAATTGTAAAAATTCAGTTACTAATAATTGAGAAATATTTTTATAATCCCCACTATTATTTCTTCTAAATGCTCCTGCTACTTCATAAAATGGACTTCCTGTAGTACCTGAGTTATATTGAAAAGAATATAAATTATTTACAGGACTTGTACCCAAATTTACATCACCTAAATCAAATTGCTCAATAGATGTATTATTAGTTTGTGATGCAGTATAAATAATACCATTACTTACATCATTATCTTGATTGTTATCTGTTGGTATTAGTGTAATATTTTCACTTGTAATTCCTGTAGCTCCAGGAGTAGGGTCGTTTATATTACCATATACAACAGGTTCACTTGAAACAGTTGGGTTATACATTTGATAATAATCATTATCACAAGTAAATTGTATATAAACATTCCCTGATATATCAGGTTGTTCAACAGTAGCATTAAATATTATGTCAGTCCAAAATTGTTGGCTAGTACTTCCAGTAGTTACACTACTACAAGGGCCACCACTTTGAAAAGCAATATTACTGATTGGTCCTGTAGCCATAAAAGAATTATTATTAACAGGTAAAATATCACTTGCTGCATAACCTCTTTCAACACTTATGGTTGTAGCTGTATTTTGCCAAGTTAAAATATTACTCCCAACTGTTTGCTTTAGCCATCTTTGAGTTATACCATTATCTATATACATTGTTAATGTACCTGTTGTTAAAAAACTTGATCTATTTACAGTATAATTTTGTAGTAGTGTTCCTGGTGCAACTGTAAAGTTAAAATCATCAGGGTCAACCCTTTCATAATATCTAGCTGAAAAACTTAAAGTTAACTCACCTGTTAAACCTGCTTGTAACGCTCCTGCAAAAAATGAATTATTTAAATATTGACCTGACCCTACATTAAAATTAGAAAAACCTCCTTTATGATTAACAACAACCCTTTCAAAACTTGGTTCATAACTAATTGTAGAGCCTTGTAGGAGTACATTACTAGATTGGTCTATAGTAAGTAATGTATTTACAGTTTCAGAAGGATCAACTACAGGTATTCCTGTGTCAAAATACCCGTAAAATTTTAAATCTCCTGATGTATTATCTGCTAAACTATTTGGTTGAATAAAATTGTAATGTCCTTCTGCTAAAAATCCAACAGTATTAAAACTTTTTAAAACACCATTAAAAACATCGTATGCTTTATATTTATAAGAGTTAGGATCTTCTACAATTTCATTATTTTCATTATAATTTGTGGGTTGGCTAACAAACCCTTTAGAAACAAAATAAAGTAGAGCAGGGTTATTTGAGTCGTAAGTATCTCCTTCTCTCCACCAATCTAAACTAGTTCGAAGCCATCTTAAACTTGAAGGTACAGGAGCTACATTACCTGAACCTGATAATTTTATATCCATATCACTACCTAAAGTAACAAGAATATCTTTTATACTATGTGGTGCATTTTTTTCATCTTCACCACTAAATAATTTATCTTTTTGTTTACCCCAAAATCCATAAGAATCAGTTGCTGTTAAGTTAAATTGATAAGGATAAGGTGCGTTTTCTATAGCATCAAATGCAGGTTGTATCCATCCATACCACCAAATATTATCATTATTGACAGCTCCTCTATATATTCTAATAAAGTATTCTTTATACCCTAAAGCAAATGAATTATATAAAAAGTTTTCATCAATATCGTTTTGTACTATATAATTTAATTGACACTCTGAACCTAAAAATTCCCTATCTCTTGTGCCTCCACTTCCATTCCAAGTAATCTCAAATCCCTCACCTGATGTATCAAATTCTAGGGCAGGTGCAAAGTATTTTTTTAATGATATTGATTTAACATCTCCTGCAAAAGCGGTAAGGGGGTCTATAGATAAAACACCTCCGTTAGCTGTTACAACTTCAGTTTTTGTACCGTCTGAATTAAAAAGAGCAGTTGCTGCTGTTCCTAGTTTTACTTGAACGCTTCCTGCTGTTACACTAGCTAACTCTATTGTTACCTCATAAGCTACACCACTCTCAAGAATAGCGCCACCAGCAAAATCATAAATTAAGGCATCCGATGAGCCTGTTGTGTGCCTTGCAGCTCCTCCATTATCAGAGGTAAATGCCCAATTTGATGCACCATTCCAATATAAAGTAAAAGCTCCTCCGCTTGAAAAATTTCTTGCTGCTGATATTATTGGATATTCAATAGTATTACCAGCAGCATCAACATCAGCATTATTCTTTTTCCAAATTTCAATATTCCAATCTGAACCTTTTTCTCCTTTAATGTTAGAGTATCGGTATTTACCAAATCTTAAAGCCATAATTTTTATCTTCTACTTTTTCGTCTATTAGCTTTATCAAATACTATTAGTAAATCATCACCTGTTATTCTTACATCGGGTATTACTGAGCCACCTAAAGCATCATTTGGTACTATACTGCCTGATGAGCTAGGTACAAATAACTCAGGGCCTACTTCACCAACCATGTAAGGTTTATTTGATCCTACAGGCCCACCATTTGCTCTACCAGGTATTCCTCCCATCATTCCTGTAAGTAAGCCACTAAAACTAGTTGCGCCACCTCCAGCAGCTTGAGCTGCGCCTAAGCCTGGAATCAATGAAAATACAGCTGCTAATAAAGCAGCTTTTACAAGCATTGCACCTATTTGTTTTGCTAAGTCTTTAAATATATTACCCATGCTAACCATAAAGTTTTCACCACTTGTTATAGCAGTTGCAAAGCTACCAGCAAAATTATCAACCATTGCTAGGCCAAAGCCTTTAGCTGATTCTTTTAAAGCATCAATTTTTTCTTTTGTAGCTAGTAAGGCATTTCCATAAGTGGTATTTACAACCTCTGCTTCCTCCTCAATCTCATCAACGTCCATGTCCATAAGACTAATAGGCGCATCTCCTCCTGATGTTTCTCCTCCTCCTGTACCTATACCAATATCAGTACCTAAACCAAATAAAGCATTTTTTGCTTTTGTTGCTGCATTGCTTACAGCATCACCAAACGATCCAAATTCTGTTGTTACTTCAGGCACTTCTGCCTTTAATTCTTCTAAGTAACCAGAAACAGCTTTAAATGGATTAGTAACACCCTCTCCTCCTAATTTTTGAATTAATAGATTATAGCCATCTATAATAAAAGAGAAAGGATTGTTTTCTATAAAAAATTGTAGAAAGCTAATAACTGCGTTTTGTAACTTAGCAAATACAACTGAGCCAACCTCTTTAAATGCTTGCATATTATCAGCAACAAATATAGCAGCTGCTGCCAATGCTGCTAAACCAGCTATAACAGCTCCTAGTGGACTCATAAAAAAACCTACAACAGAAACCAAAGCACCAAATAAAGTAACCATTGGGCCAATAGCAGCTAACACTCCTCCAAGTGTTATAATAGCTATTTTTAAACCACTATCTAAATTATTCCATGCTGTAATCATGTTATCAACACCAGCCACTAATTGATTTAATACAGGGATAAGCATCTCGCCTATCTTCTCCATTAAATCACCAAATCTATTAGATAATTGTTTTAGTGGCCCAGCACCAGCTTTGGCAGCTGCCTGAGCTTGCCCATCAAATTGGCCTTTTAAGGCAAGTACAGCGCTATCTAATCTATCTGTACTACCTACAGCGCCCTCAATTTGTATTCCGTATCTACTTAATGCGTTTGTGCTACTACCAACAGATTTAGCTACTAAATCGGCTGCTGCTGTTAAATTCATTCCTTTGGCTGTAGCCATGTCTTGAATCAATGGAGTAAGGCGCTTAATAGCTTCTTCCTCTAAGCCCATTGATGCGAGCATAGATTGAGCAGCCATTGTTTCCTCATCACCAAAAATAGTAACTTTTTGTAGCTCTCTAGCTTGCGCTGTTAAACTCTTAAATGCTTCTTTGTTTCCTTTAAGAGCTGTGTTTAATTTAGCCTCTGCTTTGGCTTGAGTATCAAATGCCTTAATAGATGCAGCTGCAAAGGCTGTAAGAGGAGCTGTAAGGCTCATGCTCATAGTTTTACCAGCTTTTTGGATGTTTTTACCCATCTTCTTAAAGCTAGTTGATGCTTTGCGCATCTTACTCGTAAACTCGCCTATATCAGCGCCTAATTTTACTGTTGCCTTTTTAAGTCCCATCTATAATTTTATTCTTTTAGGCTCTTTATTCCTATATTTTTTTAATACCTCCTGAATCTCCTCTTGACTAGCTACCTTTTTCTTTACTTTCTTTTTATCATCCCAATCAAAAGGCATTATTTCCGATGGCTTCATCTTACGCTTTAGATGAGGTGATAAGCATGAATGTACTATCATTCTAGTTTGTTCCCAATGATTCTGCATTATCATCTCCTCCCTTTGGCTATAACCAATCATTTTATTGCTAAAAGAGCGAGGGGTTAAATTATACATCTCATCTATGGTCATGCTTAGCATTCCTAATCCTTGTTGTTCTAGCTTATCCCAAGTGAAATCCTCAGCATCATCTAACTCCTCACTCTGTACTACTTTCCCTTTTTTTGAGGTTGGTCTATTTTAAAGGCCTCGAATATCTCATTTACTTTTGAGAAATCCTCGTTATCTAACCAATTCTCAATATCTCTAACTTTGTACTTAAATTCTTCGCCATTTTTCTTAGCTCCGTATTTTAAACCATAATAGGCTATAATACCTATATGGTCTATCTCAGTACCTAGCTGATCTATTTCATTTAACTTTAATTTACATTCATTGCAAATTTCTTTTAAAGCCAAATAACTAAATCTAATTGGCCTCTTTTGGCCTCCTATTTCAACCTTTTCCATTTTATTGATTTAATGTAGTTACTCCTGTACCTGTAAATGTAGCTGAACACGTTACATTATCCTCAACACCAGCATCAAAATTAACAGATGTTACTAATGCGTTTCCTTGATAATGTGTTATAGTTGTTGGATCTTGATAATCTGTTGCATCACTTGTAAGCTCTATTTGCCATGATGATACAAAAATAGATTGATTTGTTACATTAGTGTTATAAGTACCAACATACATTCTAAACTCTATATTTGATTTACCACTTGCACTAATAGGTGAATTAGATGTTACTTTTACTCTAGTCCAATTTTGCGTAGCTGTTCCACCAAAACCAACATCATCAATTTTATCTATTTTACCTGATGGCTGTATATTTGATACAACACCTGAGCCTGAAATTACTTCAGTAGTAAAATCATTAAATGCTATGACACTTGAGCCATCTGATAATTCTCTATTAATACCTACTGATACACTATCATTAGTAGCATCAATACCTTTAACATAAAAAGACCATACAAAATTTTTGTTTTCAAATCTTGCTATGGTAGTGTTATAATTTAATCGAGAAAAAGGACCTCCTGAATTAACTAATTTTGAAGCTGTTGATGCTCCAAATGGATCAGGTTGTGTAAGGGTTTGTGTAACTGTTGAAGTAGTAAACCCATCAACTCCTGATGAAGTCAAATTTGTAGCAATAATATTTCTTATTCTATCAGAAAAAGCTACATTCACCTCATCTCTTTCACTTAACTCATGGAAGAAATCAGTACCATCTAAAGGCACATCAGGATTAACTGATTGTAATACTTCAGTAGAAATTTCAAAAGACTTTAAACCACTCTTAGATTCTGAATATCCCCCTGAATCTTTTGTAGTTACATCTCTTAAATCTACACTTGTGCTAAATGAAGCTTGTGTACTAAAAGCTACAGGGTCAAATATTGCTGATGAGCCAGGTGTTACTATTTCTATTATAATAGCATTATTATTAAGAGTAGCTATAGGACTTGTTGTACCTGTTACAATTTGTAAAGTTGGAACTAATCCAACAGCACCATTTTCAAAATCTCTATAAATATAATTACCATCTGTTTGATTAGACCCTGAAGAGTCAACATAGTCATAGGTGGCACTAGTTAATAGATTAGTTATTTGAGCTAATACAGATGTACCCGTATTAGTAGCCTGACCCGTTGTAACACTATCAGTTACAACACCAGTATCATTAGTAATATTGTTAATATTAAGCCTCCCTTGGGTTTCACCATCAGCTAATGTAATAGGGTCAGTAGTTAATACCCTAATCCTAGTAACTTGTTTAGCTGCTGCTGTCGTCTTAGCATAAACCAATAAATCCGATGCGTTTGTAATTGCCATAATAAATGGATTTATATGTTAATATTAAGGATTCTGCGTAAGTGTACCTGTACCTGTTAAAGAGATTGAATAAGTTGCGTTTTCTTCTACTCCAGCATCTATTGAAAAAGATGTTATAATTGCATCTCCTCTATATAGCATACCTGATAATCCGAAATCACATGATACAGCATCACCTACTAGCATAGTAGTAAATAATTCTTCTGAGTCTGCTTTACCAGCTACACCAGCTATTTCAATGAAACCCTCTCCTGATAATTCCCAAGATTTAAGGCCACCAAGATTAGCTTGAAAGCCTCCCGATGATTTAGTAGTTGAATCTCTTAAATCCAAGCTAACTGATAACGATGCTGATGTACAATGAGCTATCTCTTGTTTAGAGCCTCCTGATGTAACACTAAGCACTACATTTGTAGCATTTTCTATTCCTGCCATTTTACTTTTTTTTTGTGTTTACTAATTTAACTAATTATTCTTAATCTATAAGTACTTTCGATGTAATAAAACTTGTTTTCACCATCGAAATCGGTTGTCTGTGAGTCTAATATACAGCTTTGTATTTTTACTGTATTATATGTCCCCTCAGATATTTTATCTAGCAAATGTTGCACTCTTACAGCTAATGTAATTACATCAGCATACTTAGGCATAAAGCACTCAATTTGTAGTGTTACAATAGTAAGATCAGCTTTATTTGCTGTCTTTGTGTTTTCATTATCAACACCTAATACATCATAATAAACACCCTCTTTAGGGCTTTTTATATATATTGCGCTAGGCTGTATATTAGTTGCTCCTTTTATTAATGTTGTTAAGGTAGAGTCCCCTGATAATATATTATATATCGCTTTTCCTGTTTCTAAGCCTATTGCTGCCATTACTTTAAAAATTTCATTGCTGCCTTTAATATTTCTTGCTCTAACATACTCTCAGCTTTTCCAGCTGTAGACTCAAAGGCTTTCTGTGCGTATCTCCTACCATCAAAATCAATATTGTAGCCTGTATCATTACCAAACTCTACCCAATGCCCAACAAAGCCCTTATTACTCCATTTCCTTTTAACTCTAGGCCCTACATATATACTAGGAAACTTTTTACTTCTACCTGTAATCTTACCTATAGACTTTTTTAAATCACCACTAGAGCGCGAGTATTTAGAATTTGAATAATCTCTACCACTAGGTTCAATATTAGCCCTCATAGCCTTTACTAAAGGTGTTGCTGCTTTACGCATACCACTTAATAAAACCTTTTTTGTAAGGCTTTTACTAGCTTTAAATAATGCTCTGTTTATTCTCTCTGCGCCCTCTATTTTAGCAAATGGTTTCACTCTTTAGTTTGTGCTATTATTTCTATATATGCTTTATTTCCTTGTCCTTTATAACTTACTCCTTGTATATCAAACTCATCACTATCATAGGTGATTGTATCACTAGCGCTTACAATCTTAACTACACTATCATAACGAATAGTGAATACTGCTTGTCTTACACTTGATAATATACCTCCACTGAGCTTTTCTTTAGCTTGCACCCATTTAATGGCTGCGTATTTATAAACATTTGTATCAGCTGCTGTGTAGCCTCCATAATCAGTTTCCTGAGTAAATGTTTTTAAATTTACTTGTATTTTATATCTAAATAAACCAGGATCCATCTACCACATATAATTTTTATACTGATTTATAATTCTTTGGTATCCTATTGGTAGCTCTTTAGGGCTTCCAAATGTCACTGCTGTTCTGTTGTCATATAAATGGCCTATTAATAAATACATCGCCATTTTTAATGGACGTGTACTATCTGCATTTTGTGGCTCTACATGATAATGAACTCTTACAGCATCTATTCTATCATATAATAAAGGTTTATTATAAAATTCTATTTTTGGCATTCCTGAATTAGCAACACTTATCCAATTACCTGTTTTATTAAATGTTGTTATACTATTAGTATTATCATAATAAGTTATAGATATAGCTGTACTACTTAAATCACCATTGTATCTAAGTGTTAAAACACAATCATCAGGCCACTTATCAAAATATTCAGTTATCTCAGTTTCTACTATTGCTGTATTAGTATCATTAAATACTTGCATACGAGCAATTTTTATAAGCTCTGTAATGTAAGTGTTATCATCAGTATGATCTACACGCAAGTAATCTCTAGCCTCATCTAAAGTAATAACTTCTGTGCCTGAGTACAATTCTATCTTTGCTTGTTGTGCCATTATTTATATTAAAAAATAGGGATGGCGCTAACCACCCCTATTATAATTAATCAAATTACTAATTATGAATTCGAATCAGTACAACGCTGTAAAGTTGTTCCTGGTCGAGCTGCTTTACCATCTACTAAAGTAGTTACTACTAATCGGCCTAAACCTTTGGCTGCGTTAGTATATGGATCAAATAAAACGCTCATACCACCAAACTGACCTAAGTGTACATCAGAGAAATCTCCAAATAATACTTGATCAGCTGAGCCTGATGCTACATTCCCAACATTACTAGAAATATAGTAATTGTAAGTATTAAAAGTCTTTTGGAAATTATCCATAAAACCAGGAACGTAATCATTATCTGCTAAACCTTTAATAACTCCTAAAGCACTACCATTAAATAAATAAGCTAATCTAGCTGATGCTGGATTAATGTTATTTTCTAAAACATTAGTTTCACAAGTTATCATTTGTGCAATAGTTAAAGCAGCTGTTGCATCTACAACAGAATTAGCATCTAAGAAAATTGATGTAGGCCCTGATGTTGCATCTGCATCTGCTAGCAAATTCTTTTCCCATTGTGCAGTAATAGCCTGAGCCATGTTACGCTGTAAAGCTGATTCTACTCCTGGGTTTTGTTGCATTAACTCAGCACTCATACCAACAACAGAAATTAATTTACTAGGCTCTAAGGTCATAGTAGAAAATGCTCCTGATTCAGCTACAGTAGCACTACCATCTAAATTTTCACCTATAAAAGATGATGTTACAGATGAAATAATAGGGAATTTTCTATCAGCAGTTAAGCCTGTATAGAAATTAGCACCAGCTTGAGCAAGTACTGAATTAGCTTCTAGTTGATCAACAAAAGATGCCACCTCTACACCAGCTTGTTCACCTAATGCAGCACGCGTTTGTAAAGCAATAGCTGGAACAGCTACACCTCGAAACATTTGTCCTGGAGCTTCCATACGAGCCTCAGCATCCATTTCTTTAATAATTCCATCTACCACACCAGTATAAGCTGCTTTAGCTACAGCACCAAAAGAAAACCTTTTAAGGTCTTTATCTGTCTTAGCTACATCTTGTGTAGAGAAAGATATAGGTGTGTTATTTTTAGCCAATTCTAAAGAACGCTCTAAGCGATCAATTCGAGATGCTAAATCATTTACGTTTTTTTCTGTAGTATCAAAAGACTTTTGCTCATCATCTGTAAGATTACGATCTTCAGCCTCTGCTACATTAATTAGAGCTGTCATTTCATCTAATGAAACTTGGCGCTCTTCTCTTAGTTGTTTTAGTGTTTTGTTCACTTTTTTAATTTTAATAGTTTAAGTTTACTCTTACGAGTCTTTACATTGTCCTTATTTATTACTTTATGATGGTCTAAAGATCGGACTGCTGCACTTGTTTGTGGATAGGCTGGCCTAGTAACTAAACTAACATCAATTAGTCTTTTTACCTCCTTGACTTCTCTTACAAATCCTGTGCTATCTTCTACCCATTTATCTTTATCTACATAAAAACCAAAGCTCATTTTAGAGATGTCCCCTCTTTCCATAAGCTCAATAGTATCTTTTGCAGCTTGTGTATTTGGCATAGTTATTTCAGACACTAAACCTCTCTCATCTACTGAAAGCTTTAATGTGCCTGATGTTGTGCGCCCAAATACTATATTATTATCATGATTCAATAAAGCTACTACATCATTCTCAAGTACTTTATCAAATGCTCTATTATTAATCTTTTCTTTAAAACCTCCTAAATCTTCGCTTAGTTGGTCAAATACAGCTGCATAACCTCTTACGATTGTTTCGCCTGATTCTGTTTTTTCTGCTCTTAGCTCAGAGCAATCAAATTGTCTAATTTCTAAATCTTTACTCATCGCCTTGCTTTTCGTTTGTTGCTAGCATATTCATTGGTACATAATATTTATCTCCGTCTACGCTATCATTCATGTTTTCCTTTCTTCTTATTTCGTTTGGGCTAATTGCACCAATAGCAAACAGCTTAGAGTAATATTCAGCTCGCGCTTTACTATCTCCTCTTAATAATGCTGTTGTATTAAATTCAAAATAAGTAACACCTTTATCATTTTCAAATATTAGCTTCTTATTAAATTCCTGTTCAATCTTCTTTAACATCGGAGTAATACAGAAATTCAAATATTCAATAGACTGATGCTCTATATTTGAAAACGTAGCTCTGTCTAAATCTGCTAATAAATGAGGAGGCACGCGAAAAATACGCGCTATCTCTAATATACTAAATTTACGAGTAGCCAAAAACTGAGCTTCATCAGGCCTAAGTTGTATAGGCTTGTAGGTCATGCCCTCCTCTAAAACTGCTGTTTTAAATGATCCACCATATCCACTATGATAAGTACGATGCCATTGATCGCTTAATGACTTCATCGCGTCAGATCCTAGTTGGCCTGGATGCTGTAAAACTCCTCCGACCTTTGCGCCTGACTCAAAAAATTCTTTCCCGTAAGTCTGCGCTGCTATACCTAGAGCAATGTTATCTTTAGCTGCTGATATTCTACTTTGTCCGACTAAGCCATCTAAAGCCATATCAGGTATATGTATTATATCCGATGCCTCGTAATTACCTTGTTCTTTTACTTCATAGATAATACTATTCTCCTTTACTATAATTTTTACATCATCAGGATGAATAAGATATAAAGAAATAGGTAAGCCTCTTTCATTCCTTTGTATATGTGCATAAGCGTTACCATATAACAAAAGTGTATTTATTAAAGTTTCGAAAAATATGTACTTTGTTTGAATATGGTTCGGCTCACTACCTACCAAAAGATATAAAGGATTCTCTGTATATTGTTCTCTGCCTCTATCAGTTTTGATATAATAATTAAAAGGCAGCTGGCTTATAGTTTCACTTATTACTCTAACTGCTGCATAAACAGCGCTAAAGGTTAAGCTAGTCTGTGGATTAACAATAACATTTTTGCCTTGTATATTTCCTAAAGCATAATCAATATAACCACGCTTTTCAGGCTGTTCTTTCTTAGCTCTGAATATGTCAAAAAATCCCATTAAATATTATTTTTTTGCAAATTACGAATATTTTTTGTATAAAGCAATAGCTATATCGTAAAAAAGCCCTTATTATCTCGCTTGTATTTACTAACTACAGGAGCTTCAGAGTACATTTCCTCACCTACTGCCATACACATAGCCATTATAGTATCTATTTTATCAGAGCTTTTTGCTTTGTTTGGCTTGATATTTCCAGCTGGATCGGTTTCAAGTTGCACATTTGCGAACTGCCATCTTACTACAGGATCATTAAAGTATATTAAATCTCCTGTCATTACTTTGCTTTCTATCTCCTTTGCAGCTGGTGATAATGATTTATACCCCATACCGAATGCACTCATTTTAAGACCCTCCTCTATACATTCTATCACTAATTGACTACTATTCCATCTGTCATAAGCTATACTTTGCACCTGATACATCTCACATAGCTCAAACATTTTAGCTTTTACATAATTATAATCAGTAACATTGCCTGGTGTTATCTCTAAATGGTCTGCAAACTGCTGATAATTTACCCCATCTTTGCCTCCTGTTCTACCCTCATATTTGTCTTCAGGTATAAAAGTCCAATGCTTACAAATAATCTTTTCACCTATTCGCCATGATAAAACAAAGCTAGTTAAATCTCTAACAGATGCTAAATCAAGGCCACCATAACAAGGCGCATTAAGTAAAACCTCCTCGCTTATAGTATCATTACAGGCTAGTATATCATGGTCTGCAAGCCAAGCTGTCATTGAGCCAGACCATAAGTTTAAATGGAGTCTCTTAAACAAATTAATATAACTAGGCTGAACTAATGCCTTTTTAACTTCACGCTCCATATATGAACGCTTTAAAGATACATCTAAGCCAGGATTAGCTTTGGCCCATGTATCAGGATCACTTATATCATCATCTTCATCAGCCTCAAATATTACAGGTAAAAATTGCTCATCAATTAAACTACCATCTTTTACACGCTTTGCATAATCGTACATCTTATAACACGCACTAAACTTATCAAATCCAGCTGTAGTAATTGCTATAGATATTGGGCTTTTTCTTGCTCCTGTAGATGTTTCTAGTACTTGCCAAAGGTTCTCAGTACCATCATCACGCATCCCATGTAGCTCATCATAGATAAAAGCGCTAGTATTAAACCCATGCTTTGTGCTTGTTTCTCTACTTATGGCTTTGTAAAAGCTACCCTGTGCATTATATACAATACTATTTTTAAATATTTCAACAAAACTTTCTAGCTTCGGATTATTTTTAACCATGTCAGCCACTACACTATATACAATCTTAGCTTGCTCTTTGTCATTGGCAGCGCTATAGTACTCAGCTCCGTACTCCTGATCTAAATATAATAGAGTAAGTATTATAGCAGCTGCTAATGTAGATTTGCCATTTTTTCTAGGTAGAAATATAAAAGCTGTTCTGTACTTTCGGCTATCATCTTCTTTATTTTTCCAACCAAATAAAGGTTTTATAATTTGTTCCTTTTGATATTCCTGTAAAATAAATGGAGTCTTTGCTAGCTCACCCTTTGTATGTGTTAGATGTGTTTCTATAAACTGAACAGCCTTGTTAGCTGTTTCTTCATCAAAATAATATTTACTCATAATATTACTATCATACTATCGTGCATACCACACTTATTTTTAACTAATTCGCCTTTTGTATTATATCCAATAAATTTTATACGACCTTTTAAAAATCTAATATCTTTTGCGTTTGGCAAAATATGTTCATGAAATAAAATAGTTGATGTGCTAACAGGAATTAGCAATATTGACTTTTTACCTTTTTTACTTTCTGCAATAGCTTTTTTAACAAAAGCATCTTTTAATTTTCTACTATAAGGAGGATTTACAAAATTTACATCATGCCAATCTATATCTAATCCATCCCAATCATTTATATTATGATTTAATGGGCAAGGATCGAACATGTTACCAAACTCCTCGTATAATGGTTTCATGATATAATCAGGTGTAGCCCAATTATCAGAATGGTTTAAATTTCTATTTTTCATAATTTAAAAGTATTATCTATAATCTCAGGTGCGTTTATTCTTGTTCTAGCTGATGGTGTAAGCCCAAACTGACAGGCAATCTTTAAGGCTTTAGCTAGGGCATCGTTTGCTATTCTCTGCTCAGGCTTTGCTTGTCTTTTAGTTAGCGCTCCATCTTCATTATAAAATTCATCTATTCGCCCTAGTGTTTTTAGCTTCTGTTCCATCTCTACATACAAGCCCATCTCATTAGCGTAAGCAGTAACTAAAGATAAGTCTACTAGATGCAGCATCCTCTTGCTGTGTAGCTCTGTGCAAACTATCTCAAATTCACGCTGTCCCTGTTCACTTAATAGCATAGGTGCATCAGGAATGTTAGCAAGCAAACTAACTTGCATCTCATTATCATTAACTCTACAAGGCTGATCTGTTCCAGCCATTCTCTTTAGAGCTGTTGGTTTTGCTGGTCTACCTTTACCCATTGTCAAAAATTATTCCTACATAAATAACTAAGAAAAACATACGCAGCTCAACGCTGTCCATTTCAGGTATTTCATCAATAGTAACACCTAAACAAAAGCCCTTAATAAATGCAAATTCTATATGTAACATTTTTTAGTTTGGGTTAAACTTACATTGGCACTAAGTAGAGAAACTACAAAATAGTAAACCCTTTTTTGCGTAGGGAATTCCCTTAGTTTTTGAAACCCCCCAATTTTGCACGCATAAAAAGAAAGC